CAAGGGACGAACCAGAGCACGAAGGTTCTTAACCCACTGAGACGTGCCTTCATTCAGGCTCATATCGTGGGCATAGATGGCCTGCATCTCAGCCTGCTGAGCACCAATGATGGCCTGGGTGGTCTCAGCACTGCTGGCTACTTTAATCTCGTCTAGGCGGATCTCTTCCACCTTAGCCTGTGCAGCGTAGCCCTTCTCAAGCATGGCAAGCTCACGCTCAGTTTGCATAGCAGCCAAGGCAAGCTCGTGTTTCTTGTCAGACCTGTCCTGGAAGAAGTCCAAGAGCTTAGGCAGGCCACCCATGAGGAAGCTGATAAGGGTAGACAATAAAGTTAACATAATTAGTCCTTTCTACAGAAACTTGGGAGCATTGAGGTGGCTTGGAAGAGCTTCCAGCACTCAACATAATCAGGATCATTGATCCACAGGTATTCAAACTGTTTACGGTCAAACTTATCTAGCAGCCTACGCTCCTGTGCATCTAGATAAAGACCATACATTAGGACAGAGAAAACAAAGAACCAAAGAAAAACAGCTATGGATATAGCTGCTTTAATCTTAATCTTCTCTAGTTTCTTGGATCGTCTAGCCTCTTTTATTCGTCTCTCTTTTAGCTCTTGAGCCATCCTGTCTTCAAGTTCAAGTGTAAGCCTATGCCTCTCAGCAGTGAACTCTTTCCAGACCCCAGGCATATCAAGCTCATAGATAAGCATCTCCCTGAGTTCAGTCTCCATCTTCTGTAACTCATGCCTACGCATGATGTTCTCAAAAGCCTGCGCTTGGATGCTCTTAGCAGGGTCTGGAGGAGCTAGTTTGGACTCAATCTCTATCTTCTGGAGCTTCTCAGTGCCCTCCATGAACTTACCGACATGACCAGAGACTTCTGTGGCTATGTCAGCAACTTCTTTACCGGCTTGTTTGGCCTCTTTATAGAGAGCCGTAAGTGCCCTTACACCTTTGATAGCTCCTTGAGCCAGCGCAAAAGCACTTATGGGGTCGATCATTGCCCTGCTAAACTAGCTGCCTGAGGGACAGTAAACGATTGGATAAAAGCAGCTCTGGTAGGCTCATCCATGACCTTCATCAAGGAAGATACAAAGTCATTGACTTTACCTTTCTTGAGGTCGGTAGACATATACAAAGCCAATCCTTTAGGATCGAGCATAAGTTCAGTCATTCGATTATTGAACTCTTTAGCATTTCCACGCTGTAGTTGCTCAACACCGGCACGGAGAATAGACACAGTACGGCTCAAAAGGCTTGGAATCTCTTTGGTAACGTCTACCTGGCCTTCAGGAAGAGTAGAAACTTTTCTAGCTCCTTGAGCTGCTTGAGTTGTACGTTTAAGATCATCCAGAACACTGTTAACAACAGCCACTTCACGAGGAGTCAAAATCTCTGACAGTTTCTCGTAGCGGGGAATTCCTGTAGCTTGCTTGATCGTACCGGCAGCATTCTCCACAGCAGTGGCAAACACACCTGCTCTTTCTTTATCTAAAGGAGTCTGAAGTTTCTTGGATAGATAATCTCCAATCTCCATCCGATTAAGTTTATTACTGTAATCAGTGTATGACTCTAAATATTTCTTCCAAGCGCCGCCAGAAGATCTATCAAGGGCAGTATCAATAAAAGATTTTACATTTCCTGCTGTTTTGGCAGCTTGCTGGGGCAGTCCGCCTTGTGCAAACTTCTGTCCTTGCTGAAGAAAAGCTTCAATGTCTTGGTTCAGTGTTTTACGGACATTATCATACAGATCTTGACTGCTCAAAATACCGTTATCATCTGCCTTAGAAAGAATCTTTTGTTTAGCAAACTCCAACACTTGTTTAGACAAGTCGGAAGACGTTCCTTTGATGGCTTTATCAATCTGCTCTGCAATATCAGAAGCTTTTAATGGAAATACACCAGATTCAGCCAAAGAAGTCAATTGAAGTTGTTTCAATTGTGAGGCTGTTTGATCTGCTGTTTCTCTAAGTGCTCGTGTTTGTTCCTGCACAGAAAAATTCAACTGAGGATATGGAAGATTAGAAGCCTCTTCAGCCTGTCTTACCAACTGACCAGCCCTATCTTTTACCTGCTTATCAATACCGTTGATGATGTTTTGAGCTTCATCAGCTTGTGCAATTGCGCGGTCACGCAACTCACCTGTAACTTCCCCGCGCTCAAGTGCAAGTTTAGTTCTTTCCGCTTCAGTCTTAGCGATCTCTTGAATAGCTCTGACACGGGCGGCTTGTTGTTCAGCAGAACGTTCAGCAAACTTTGCCGCTTGTCCAGACTTAGTAGACAGTTTCTTCTGAGCAGCCAATAACTCAACTGCTGACGGAATGTCTGACAACGCTTCAGCCACCGTAGGGCGAGAACCAGAAACAAGTTCTTTGGCATCTTGAAGAGCGGTAATAACCTTGGTTTTATCCTCACCCGCAAGATTATCAACATACTTTTTTAGGGCAGCTTCACGACCTGACGGAGTCAATCCTTTAACTAGATTAGCTAAAGCACCTACAGCTTTAACTCCACCCTCTGTGATCGGGCCAAGAATAGCTCCTACAGTCATTTGCTCCAGTTTAGACTCAGCAAAGTCTTTACCTTCACCCGTCACGGGTTGGAAAGCAGCCAAACCTGCTCCAGTAGCCGCAGAGCTACCAACTTTAGAAGCCAGACCAGCAGCGGCTGCGGGGGCTTGAGCAACCCCAATAAGCTTATTCACAGGGCTTACAACCCCTCCCAGAAGCTGATAAGGATCAAAACCAGTGCTTCCGACACGAGCACGGCCCTCTTCAGTCATCTTTTCGGATTGTTGTACTAACCTATTTGCCCCGGCTTTAATATCCTGACCAAATAAGCCAGTATTCGCCAGCATTTGATTGACTGCCAAAGCAGGATCAACAATAGCACCTTTGATTGTACGAGCAATAGGGCTACCAGCACCAAACATTTGCTCCATCATTGATGGGGCTTCTTGCTGAGTTAGAGGAGCCTTAGCAGCCTGTCCTGGAATAGCCACGGCAGGTGTCGGAGCTGCTTGACCTCTTAGAGCCGCTGCAATCTGAGCATCTGACATATTGTCAGGAAACTCAATAGTTTCTCCGTTGAATTCAATATACTGAGGCATACTCTTCCTTAAATTGCTTCAAGTTCACCGGTTTTAGGATTATACCGTTTAGTTGCTTTAGGCGTCTTAGGCGGAGCTGCCGAAGGTGCAGAAGGTGTCAGATTCTTACCGCCCCGCTCAGCACTGTACAGCTCCAAAGATTCTATGTCAGAGGCTTTAGCATCCTCCAGAACTCGTTTAAGGCCTTCCAGACCACGTTTAACGGCTTTGCCATCATTCTTGCTCAAACCGTCAACAATCTGTTTCTGAGCACGTTTGGCATCGCCTTCAGTCTGAGGGCCTTTAGCCAAATTCAGAATACCGTTAACTGCTTCAGCTACGTACTGTTCAAATTCAACTTTATTCAAGTCAGATTCGTTAGCTTTCCCTAGGCCAGTACGAGCCATGCCTAGCAGGTTCTCGCCCATGCCAAACTTCATTGTACCGTTGTCAATCTTGTTAATAAAATCATCTGCTTTCTCAATAGTAGAAGTAGTTGATCTAATGTTCGTATTGATACGGTTAACATCTTTTATTTCGGTAGCTGACAAAGGTTTAACAGTATTGTTTTTAAGCGAAGCAATTAAAGTAGCCAATTGTTGCTTATCTTCAGCACGTTGACGATCACGTTTTAGCTCAAATTCACGCTGTCTTTCTCTTTCATCTGCAGTAAATTGACGTTGAGCAGCTTTATCTTGAGAAACCTGCAGAGCTTGAAGAACTTTGACCGGATCTCCATATTTAGAAACAACACTAATAATCTGTTTCTCTGTTGCATCAGGACCAAGTTTAGCAAGCTCTTCACGCAGTTGATCTTCACGCTCAAAGGCTTGAAGTTCTTTTTTACCTCTAGCTGTCGTCAAGGCAGCTTGAGCCTCTTGTTGCTTACGGCTTGCAATGGCCTGACCAAGCTGGGCTGATTCTCCTGCAAATCCCGCCTGTTGAAGACGGTTAGCATATTCTTCTAGGCCTTTAGTCGTGGTAACATCTAAACCTTGTGCCATTTGACGCAACATAGTTGCACGTTTTATGGCAGGATCTTGAATGTCCACGCCTGCGGCCTGTGCCAGCCCTTGACCGAGATTAGCACCGGCTTTGTAGCCCATGAAAGCCAACTGCTGAGAAGGATCAAGTTTAGCAAACTGAGCTGCACGAGCTTCAGTCATTTGCATTTGTTGCTCTTCAGGCGTTAGATTACCGCCAAAGAGTCCAGAAAGAGCTGCTGTAGCCATTATTAAATCCCCCAATCAATGGTGCTTGCGTCTTCATAATTGAAGTTAGGCTGAGCGTATTGTCCAAACATATCAAAGAACGATTGTTGTTGTTGCGCTGCTTCCTCAGGAGTCATAACCGTCTGGCTCAATCCTGTAGGCATTCCGAAGCCTCCAAAAGAAGCAATCAACTTAGCCACCGGATCAGTCAATCCAGCGATACCACCAGTGAGGGCTTGTTGCTTCATCTGAGCAGCTTGCTGAGCAGGGGTATAAGCCCTTGCAGCAGCAGTATTCAGGATGTTAGCCACTTGAGCACCAGAGGTGGACTGCTGTGCTCCAATCTTGGTAGACACATCCAACGGGTTCTGTGCCAAACCTTCAATAGACCCTGCACCTGCCAAATAGTTGGTGTACGGGGCCAGAGCAGCAACCTGATACTGAGGAACCTGACCAAGCAGATTAGCACCAGTGTTGAACAATCCAGCACCGAAGCTAGTCTGTTGCTGACCTTGTTGCATAGCGTTAGCAGCCAACTGAGCATCCTGCTGAGCCAAGGCATTGTAGTAAGCCTGGAGCTGAGGGTTAGAAGCACCCATAGCCACGCTACCGCCAGCACCAGAGGTTCCACCAACGCCTAGACCAAGGCGACCCTGCTGGAACTGTTGGTTGGTCAACTGAGCCAACTGTTGCTCACGTCCGGGTTGCAGCAAAGACTGCTGCTGTTGCATCACTCGCTGAGCAGCCGCTTGCGGAGACTCTGCAAGATATCCCTGACCAAGATTAAACAAACTCTGAGCAGCAGCGCCCACAGGAGCGATCTGACCAGCAGCTTGAGTAGCTTGTTCTAGGTTAGTACCTGCCTGACCGAGCAAACGCTCACGCATGGCAGCAACGTCAGGAGCTACCTGATAACCTGCACCAGTGAGCCTACCCTGGTCATCATAGGTGAAGCCGCTAGTGCCAAACCGGGAGGTAACACCAACAGGACGGAACTGAGCAGCTTGAGCAGCCTGCTGACCTGTAGCCAGGAGGTTCTGAGCTAATTGATTCTGCTGGTTAGCTCCATACTGAGCAGCTCCTAGCGTACCGAGAGCACCAACGCCCCCACTAAGCAGGCCACTGACTGCCTTTTGTTCTTCTGGTGTGAGCGCCATTAGTAAGTCCCTCCGTCTACGGTGGCAGTGAACGTGCCAGATACCGTTAAGTTAACCGCTGTAGCAGTACCCGTCAAAGCAGCGTTAGCTGCGTCTGCTTTAGAGGTGATTGCTGAAGCAATATTATCGAACTCTGTATTGAGTTCTGTTCCTTTAACCAGCTTCGAAGGATTACCTGATGCTAGGCTATCCTTGGTAGCAAAGTTCGTGCTCTTTACGTAATTCGACACTCTTACTCTCCTTGTTGTTTCAATAACTAGACTGAAATATTATCTAGTTCTTCCTGCTTTACAGAATACGTCTAGTTTTTGAATTGAAAGCTCAAAATCACTGATGATTGTTTCAATACCTAATTGAATGATATTACCAGCCCCACCAACTTGAACCTTTTGATTATCAAATACAACACCAGCAGTATACTCACCGATGTTATATTCAGCGATACCATACTCAGCAGGATTAACATCTCCTAGCTGAAGGAACTGAGAGTTATAGTTAGAACTATAATCAAAGCCGTATTTAAGAACCACATCAGCGCCATTACCACCAATGATGGTGAAACTGATCTTCTTCAGGATCTTAATTGCTGTGGGAGAACCTAGATCGAAGTAGTTGGTGTAATAACTCATCCGGTAGGTGCTGGTATTGTCCAAGTGACCTGTGTAATAGCCTACAAACCCAGCAAAACCCAGAAGTAGCTCTTTTGCTCGATTAGAGAACAAAGCTCTAGGGACAAGAGTCCAAGTAGTGGCTCTAGCAGCTCCGTTAGGGAGAGTGCTTCTGAGATCAAAGCAATAAGTGATTCCAGACACAGGCAATGTCAGGATATAAAAAGCATTGTTAGTAGAATAACCAGCCTTGATGTCTGCCAATGTTTCAATATTAACAGCAGCTACTAGATCATCACGGACATTAGCACTAATATCTCGCAAAGGAGCAGATCTTTCCTGAACCACTCGCTTCATGGACATAACACCAGTATCGCTCAAGAAGATAATATCATCTCCAGTCACTTTGATGGAATCACGAGCACAGCAGCCAATACCGCTAACAGTATCGGCCAAAGACATATTCGTAGGGTCATTAGCGCCTTGATAGATCAGAATCTGTCTACGACCAAAGATATACAAATAATTGTTATGAGCAGCTAAGCCTTGAATCTCATCAGCACCAGCAGGCCACACCTGAGCTACGTTCAGTGACCCAGAAGAACCAGTATTGAGCACGAAACCCGACAAAAGATCAGAGAACTGAATGGTGTTCTTATCTGTGCTCGTAGAAGCACTCCAGGTGCGTCCATAGGCGCTTACAACGCAGTTTGCATTCTGCACCGTACCCAGGTATCCGGTCTTCTCAGAAACACGCCTAAACGTGGTTGCAGACACCGCAGGATCAAAGATTAAAGGATCATGCCCTTCTTGATACAGATAAAGGATTCCGTTCAGCGGAGCCATCTGCCAACGGTCGTTGCTAATCGTTGGAGCTACCCCACCACCACCATAGGTTAGCACAGACAGGGTTGAACCGCTGAGTTTAAATAACTTATTATTCCCGGCAGCAACGATATACGAGGTTCCATCTGCGGCAATCAATTCACCAATAGATTTAACATTAGCGGTGCTTAAGTCAGCGTTAGAGGAGTGCTTAGGAAGCCACCCCTTACGTGCCCCAATACGTCCAAATTTATCAATCACACAGTTAGAAGCAATGGTAGCGTAACCAGACTCCAATGCCACAGAGGAATCCTGGGTATTTACCCCCATGAATCCAGGGGCAGCAATACTGGAGGTAAGTAGTTGTTCAGACATTACGGATTCACCCAGACCACTTCTTCAAGGTAACGGTTACGCTCAATAGCCACAGCATCAGCCAAGGACAGACGATAGAGTTGATAAGCCTCAGAAGACAGAATACCTGAGTCCTCTCCACGCTCAGCGATAGCCTTCGCATAAGCCAGCATGTTCACCAAGTGAGGAGGAACCAAGATACGATCAGTATCACCAGAGAGATCCACTTGAGGAACAATCAGGTTAAACCGTAAGGTGTATGCTCCGTCAGGGATGGGGTAGACATCAACCTGGGTGTCTCCATTAACGTCAACACCGTTGAAGTTATAATAAGCAGGAGCACCTTTACCGCTTTGAACCAATAAGAACTGTTTATCCATCCATACGGTAGCAGCATAATTCATCTGCGTATCGTTGGTATCATTAAGAACGTCAATGACACGAAAGCGTGTACCTGAACCAGTCAGAATATAGTTAAATAGACTGTCAGTGGTGTTAGCCGTAAGCGTAGTGGTCAACGAGTTCCAATCATAGGCATCTTCAACCTCTCTCTTGGCATCATTGATATAGACACCAATCAGCTTGGAATAAGAGTTATCCTGCACAGAAGACACCGTAGGCTCACGGAGTCTAGTCAGTACATTATTGACCATATCAAGGTAGGTGGACATTTAGATTCCTTCTTTCTTAATCTGCTCAAATGTGCAGACAATACTTATTGTGCTACCAGCCTCACTGGTGGCTTTAACAGTATCTCCTTCTTCTAGTACAAAATAAGCATTACCATCAATCTGTTTGAAATCTTTGGTGCTTACTGTATAAGTATCCAACAAATAAATGTCTGTACTTGCGCTAGAGTCTCTCCAAAGAACAGTAATATGCTTGGAAGAGGCAGAACCGTTAGTTATGTGCGTAAGAGTCCACTTAGCATAATATCCAACAGGAACTGTATAAACAGTTGTCTGAACACCTGCTGTAAGGTTTAAGCCTACGCTTATTTCTCTCATTTCTTCTTGTTCTTCTTGTTAGTGGCAGTACGCTGACCACGAATGGGCATATTAGCCTCGCTCATTGCAATAGCGATAGCCTGTTTACGGTTCTTCACCACAGGACCACCTTTACCGCTATGTAGAGTACCTTCCTTGTACTCACGCATAACCTTACCAATCTTCTTTTCACTTTTAGTAGCCATGATTATTCCTTATGAG